CTTTAATAGCAAGCCTTATAATAATTAGTTAAAAATAGATATTTTTACTGGTTTGAATCATAGGGGGCCGATTCATCTTCCTTTTGCTTAACTAATCTTTCAAAAAACCAAGTGCGTAGGCCTACTGGTAAATTATAAAGTTCCATTAAGCTCCAATTGCTATAATATTTCATCAGGAAGAATTGTTCGTAAACTTGTTTAATATACTCGTGTGTCAGACCAAAAAAAGTCCGTGGTGAGAGGGACCTCCATGACCCCCTCATGACCGCAAGAAATACAATTAAAAGGATGTGTCATATCTAACGTTGGTAAAAGCTCTTCATACATTTTTCTTATATATCTTGCTTGAAGTGCTGGAAGTGTACTAATGAACTCATTTATGGAGGCCTCATCACATACGCTGTTAACTGAGACGATTATAGATCTTAGAAAATCGCTAGTAGATGCTTCTGGGAAATTTTTCTTTTTTCGATGCTCTTGGTTCTGAACGAGTCTTTTCTCATCGGCAGCAGTTAAAAATCTAACTTCAATAGTGTATTGAGTTTTTGGTAGCGGAAACAAAAATGTACCACTATCTGTTCTTACGATTTGGTGTTCTGTTGTAAATTTTTCTTCGGGGAAATGCAATTTGAGAGAATCTAGCTCGAAAGTATATTTTTGGCGTTCTTCACACTGAACGCATGTAATAGTCGTGCTGTATTCTGATCCATAACCATGAAGGCGAGCCGCGACAATAAGGGCACTTTTATCCCCCAAAAGTAAATCTTCTACCTTAATCCTTTTATCTACTATAATATTTTGGAGCATTCTCTCCAGCGCTATCCCCTTCCTTAGCAAAGTTACAGAAGTTAAAATATCTTCTTCCTTCGTGGTCAGGTGTTTTATTTCTACGACATCTTGGTTGTGAAGTGGATGTGTCGGCGGATAAAACTGGCCGCGGCTAGGAAGCTCCACGAATTCAGTAGGAGTTATAAATTTTAAATCCGTTGCCCCTGTGGCTATACCTATTGAATCATTATTAACTTCTGTCGTTTCTTCGATGGGCCCTGCTAGCCTATCTTCATTAATTCTCATACTCATTTTTTACCTCGTTGTTTTAAATTTTAATTAATTTTATGTGGATTAATATGTTGAAGCCAACCATTGCGTGCCTCTCATAATCCAGTTGCCAATCCATTTTTGACGGCTAGCCTCTGCCGCTTTGAGCCGTCTATCTAATTCGCGCGATGACCACCCTTGTTCAAATTTAAAATTTTTGTAATTAAAAGTTAGCCTTATGGTGCCAAATTGGTTTGCGCTGTAGTTAATCTCTGAAAACTCTACTCCCGTCAAAACTGGCTTGTAGACGCTCCACTCTCCGTTAACCCCTCCCTTACCATCCAATTCAAGAATTGTAATTATTTCAGGATTAGCTTGTACGTAAGCATTTATAAATCGCTCGTACACTGCGTTAGTGGCGCCTTCCTCTTGGCCCATGGCTGCTTCTTCATATTTCCATGTTTTTTGCATCATTGACAATGCAGTAGTAATGTGGCCGGCCGTATCGGGGCCTTGTTTGCCAAAAATATTAACATCAGCCAAGGTAACAGTTAGCGGCTTATACTGGACTACGCCAGTAGGATAATCTATTTGCGCAAAGTCTCCGGAGCGTAATTGATATTTAGCATTTTGTGTTTCTATTCTACTAAAGCCCGGGCGGCTGAAAGCCTTAACCATAAAAGGCGGTAGGCCATCTAATCCCTCGCCGCCAAATATTAAATCTCCAAATAGTAAAAGTGCCTCAAAAGTTCTTTTAGGCCTGACTTCAGGGTTGCTCCAAAATTGCCAAGCACCAGGTGAAAAGAAGGGACCAGCCATTTTCTTTTTAGCCTAACTCCGCTCGAATATCCTCTAGAGCGTTGTGTTGATCCTTGCCCGGGTCCATGACTGGGTTCGGTTCCGCAACTTTTGCGCCTTCTGTGGGCGCGCCAGAATACTCTGCATAGTCAAATCTAAAAGTTATGCCTACGTTGACCATATCTTCAGTTTTGTAATCTAAGCTACCAAACGTCACCTTTTCAATCCAGGCATTCCACAATTTCCATCTATCAATGGGATTTCCTGTCGCATCTAATTGTTCAATAACCGGTTGGCCTAAAGCTTTGACTGCTTCTGCTTTGCTAAGAGAAATCGTACCGTCTTGTGGGGTGACAGGCAGGGCATAGCCAGAAGCTTGTAGAATTTTAACGAGGCGCGCTGACGCGTCTGGATAAACTGGATCTACAATAGTCACTTCCAGTGGTTGCCAAGTTACTCTTCCTGGGTAATTAAATGTATGTGCGATATATTGATGAGGCACATTGCTTACCTGTATTTGTGGTTTTGCTGTACTTTTAACAACAAACGAAGGAATGTGTGATAAGTGTAATATCCATCGAAAACTCCGCTTAGGATCGATTGAACTCTTACTCCAAAAGTTGTTGCCTTGGCCCATTTTTAATTTCTCCTTCTATGCTTCTATTAATAAATAGAACTAAATTAAATTTTTAATCCTCAAAAGATGCTCCTGAGTCTGAAATAATAAAATCAATCGCGATGTATTCAATGGCTCTTGCAGGTTTCACGTATATTTTAGCATATAAAATATTTCTGTCTATAAGGTCTGGAGTGGTGGTAGTGGTATCTAAAATCACTCTGTAGTCAGTAATACCGAGGCCGGCTTTTACGTCGCTAAGGAAAGGTTCTACTTTTGATTTAAATCTATTCCAAGTTGTTTGAACGTTTTGGTCAAAAAGAATTGTTGCTGCAAATCTTGAAATTTGCTTTTTCAAGAAAATTACAAGACGGCGTACATTAATCCTATCTAGCGCTGAAGCTGTTAATTGTAAAGTTTTTTGACCAAAAATTACAATGCCCTCGGCTGGGAAAGATGCAATTGGATTAATACTGGCCTCATACAACCTATCGCGTTTACGAGCCGTCAAACGTTCTTCCACGCCAACAACAGGAATTCCTGCGGCGCGGTTTGTGCTTATGCCGCCGCGAGTGAAGCCCGCGGGCGCAAACCAAAGTTGCGAACTTGCTTCGCTATATGCCATCGCCCCCAGAGCGACCACCGAGGGGGGCGCCCAAAGAACAGCATTATTAATAGTATCGCGTATTTGTACCCATGGGTAATAAGCACATCCGTAGCTACTGTTAATTTTAAGAGTGTTTCTTTTGTTGCTGATGACTTGGTTTACATCTCCTTTTCTAGTAACTCGATCATTTGAATTTTCGGTATCAGGTGTATAACCGTTTTTCAAGTCTATGATCGCCAAGGCATCGCCACGATTTTCACACATTTCGACAAGTTTCTGATTAAGCCCGTTGTCTGTGACGCCGGGCATTGTCACTAAATTATATTCAACAACCTCGGGATCGCGCAAAGCATCAATGGCTATATTAATAGAATTATATGCTGCACTTGTAGTCTCTCTTTTGCCCGCTAAGTCGCTATTATTAAAATAATCTCTTTCCTTAATGTCTAGACCATCGGCGCCGCCGTGCAGGCACGTTGTAAATTGATTCCAACCTGCCGTTTCCCCTCCTTCTACTTGGTCAATAATATTTTGATAAGTAGCATTAGCTGGGCCGGCTGTGGATGCAGCCGAAGAGCCGGTATGGGCCGTGTAAGAAGTGCCATTGGCCCTGGAGCCAGACGCATAGACTGTGTGTGGGCCGTAACTGCCGCTATAACTAGAACCGGTAACATTGACGTTTCGCACATCATCAAGAGAAAATATCCAAGAAGTTTCAGTATAGCCGGTTTGTGCTGTCCAGCTTTCAAGGTCTTCTGCTTTCGTTCGCAAAACTTCAAGAACGCTATGATCAAACCTTGTGCCGCGATAAGTAGTATCAGCGCCGAAGAAGGCATCCCGAGGATCACTTAAAACGCCACCTTCTGAGGAGCTGGCTCGTAATCTTAATTGCGGGAACTTAAATCTAGCATTAACTATATTGCCCTCACTTGAAGTCTGGAATGTGCCGGCATTTGTTAAGGTATTAACCGGATTTACACTTCCAGATTCAATAAACATGCCAGAGTCTGCTGCCGGGGCGGTGCCACTATAATTATATCTCATGGCGTCAGCGCCGATGGATGATCCGGATACAGCAAAGCCTAAATAGCGAGGTGGCCCGTAAACGCCATAAGGAAGATATCTTGGATTTGTTAGACCTCGGTCGACTAAATCATTTACCTCTACGCGGACCCAATCAGACACATTATCATAATCTCCATAATTGCGATATCGGCGCTCATCATCACTCCATTGCTCAAATTTATTACCAATTTTCTTAGAAATATAGTTTTCAGAAGCTGGATTTAAATTACAATTATTATATTGCTCTAAAATTTGTGGTGCCGAGTCTAAATCGTCAACTTTTCTAATTGCAACTGTAAAAGTACCGTATTCTTGGTTTGAATCTTCTGGGGCTTTGATATCTTGAATAGAAATTTTAATTGAGCGTTGAGTTTCTTCGCCCAATTCCCGTGTGCAGAGCCGAAACAAAGTTTGCATATTTGCAGGGCTATAAGATGAAGTATCAGAGCTTACATCTTGAGAAATAAACCAGCCCGTTTTGGCGTACTGCTTAGTCGGGCTCTTAGAGGGCCCCATTCTAAAGTCGCCACCGTCGGTAGCTCCATTTGGAGTAGCTAGCCTTAAAATAACCCCGTAACACGAGGAAGGAGTCGACCCGCTAATTCCCAGCGCGTCTGCACTGCTGTTCGTTCCTTTGAAGGAGCTTAAATTTCCTTCAAAACTTTCACCCAGCCAATAATTAAGAGGGCTTTCATTCAAAGTACTGTTAGTTAAGGTCGGGTTGGTATTAAATACTTTTCTAATAAATCGCGGTGAATCTGAATCAAAGTTGAAAGAGCTATCAACGACTATGTCGGTGCCACTAGTGTCGTAAATGACTGCTTTAAATGTAGGGCCGCTATCGACCGCGCGCATAAATGTGGCGAAGCCCTTATCGTAAGTTGTAGATCCGGTAACAATTGTTTGTCCTGAGAGCGCCATGGCGCCTTCATTGAGATACCAAATGGCAGCTAAAGTTCCTAAAGCTGTGGTGGAACCACCATCAAAGTCTGAAGAGCCTGTATTAATAATGGTGCTTCCTGTATCTCCCTCACAAATGAAAAGCCCATAGGCGCCTCCATTAGCTGCATAACTAGTGGTCGAGGCGAGATTGCTGGTTTTCCAGCCGGCGTATGCATCTGAATCTGCAGCGTTCGCATTAGTTTGTCCCAGCAGTCTAACCATTGTCACTGGAGAATTATTTCGAAGCCATGCTTGTGCGGCGTATGCTGCATAGGTAGGTGCTGTGAAGTTCCCTTGGCGCCAAACGTCGCCGCCGCCGCTGCCTGGGATTGGCTTACCAAAAATGTCAAGGAACTGTGCAAAAGAATTAACTTGTACGGGCTTTAACGCTGGTCCGTGCGCAAGTCTACCAATTATTGCTGGGCCCATCGCTGATGGTTGTGCCGGCAACTGTGAATTATCGATTTCCGTGATAAAAATCCCGGGGGACATAAACTTAAACTTTCTATATGACATGAGCTAATTCTCCTTTGGCAAACATGTTTTTCTTTAATAAATAGTAATAAAATAGAGCAAAAACCTTTTTAAGATTCTAATCTCTATAAAAATCGCTTTTGGGGTCAAATTCCTGCCTGGTGGATATAATTACACGCTCGCGAGGGATCTTAACTTCTACTGCATTTTCACGCTTGACAATCTTTGATTTTGTTTGATTGTCGCCCTCTCCAATCACATATCCGAGCACATCAAATTTAATTTGTGTTTGATAAATTCTTTCTTCTTCGCTATAAGAAGTAAGATTATTATCTTGGCCAAGTTCAGATTTCATAAAGGTTTCGTATGAGTGCCCATCGTGTTTGATCAAAAAAGAATTAATATGTCCCCCTAGTGTTGCAAACGGCTGTAGCATTTGATTTATATGTTGCTGATAGTTTGTCTTTAAAGTAACAGTATAACTTATATTCAAGTATACAGGCTGTGGCATGTAAAGAGTTTCTACTACAATTTTTTTATTCTCTTTTTTAGTCTTCGGATAATAAGATTGGCGGTTTGGTGTTCTATAAACATTGTTAAATTTTTTTCTGTTGTCTGCCACAGAGAAATTAGTTGTCTTATCTTGTACAATTTTTCGTCCCAATACAATCCTGCCACTATGGTTTGGATCATCCATGAATGGAGATGCGCCATAATATATTCCCTTTTTGTTTAAATCTTTACTTATGGATGTTTTTTCAACACTGATGAGAGGATATATTAAAGTGCCATCTAAGTCGTATAATTCTTTCTTTTCTTTAGCAAAGAATGAACGTTCTGGAGAGGCCCACAAAACGGGAACTTTTTTCCACCCTTTGTTAGTCTTGGCACGGATTTCCATTTTTTCATTAATAAAATTATAAAAAGCATAATCAATTGTTTCTAAATTCGAAGGCTCTATTGTTGTTTCATCAACAATGCTGTTGGCATTTTTAATGCCTGTATAAGAATAATCAACTGGCATCGAAGGTGCCCTCCCGTGCCTTTACACACTTTGCTTCAATTTCAAATACGCGGTCCCAGCCAGCCCAAGCTTGTCCAAATATTTGTTTGGGATAGTCTAGAGTTGAAATTTCAAAAAAATCTTGGCCATATAAAACAAAATCGCCCTCTCTTACATATAAATCTTGGTCTTCTGTTAAACGCCTTCTCTGAAACTTTACTGTAATTGATAATCTTTTATCGATACCTAAATTTGATATGGTGGTCGCATAACCCTTCCATGTTACAAGCGCATGAACTCTAATAGGTGCTAAAAAGTTTTTTTCGATGGCTTCACCGTATAGTGGATGAAAATTAGTATTTTCTATACTAATAGGATAATAAATGACTTCTTGGCCAATTACACGCTCTGTTAGTTCATCATTTACTTGTTTTACTAAGTCACGCTCTTTCTTGCCTAAAAACAAAGGAGGAGGAGGAGCAGCTGGTTGAGACCATTTGTTTTTGTCTAGTGGCATCTCATTTTATCCCACATATACCTTTAATGGTACATGTTTATCAAGCGTATTAACTGCTTCCATAAGCTTCGCATCATCTTCCATTAACTTTGTATATGTCAGCTCTTCTAAGGTGGTTTTTAGTTCTTCTCGCAAGTCTTTTTGCTCAGTTTGACCTTGAGTAACTAAATCTTTGCCATCTAGTGTAACACTATCTCCTGGGATAGGTATTGACCCAAATTTACTTCTAACTGTGCCTAATGTTTCTTTAGACAGTGCCAGTGTAAATCGTCTAATCCATTGTTTACCAATGGCATTAATGTTTTCATATGGAATATTTTCGAAAGGGAGTGTATTTAAATTATTAACACCTTTTGCTCCCGAAACGCCGCCGCGGCTGGAAGTGTCTCCTGTTTCCCACGGATCTGATTCAACAAAAAAGTCTATCCAATATTTGCTAGGGCTTGTCTCAACAATATTCGGAAATATTCTTAATTTGTTATTTCTTATCTCATAAGAATAGTGTGAATTTCTTGTATAAATGGCGTCCTCGAAGGCCATTGCTTGTGCCTTATTTTGCCATGGTGGAATTATCTGAAAAGTGGAATCATCTGTCCATTGGCCATAACTAGATAAATCTCCGACAGTATTTAGCCCACCATAATATCCATAAAATCGCCACATGGCTTGTGGAGTTTTATAATAAACTTTTGTAACGTTAATTCTTTTGTCTCCAACTTTACCATAAAAATCTTCTGTCGCGGTGTCGGCGGCTGAAGAAGAAACGATTTGCTGCAAATCATAATCTTGCTGGCCATTTGTCGCAGTAAAAGATGCAGAATAGATTGTCACTTCTCCGCCGAAACCGACCTCAGTGGAAACACTGTGGCCTACCCGCTTTGCATATGCAAACTCAAAGCGAGGATATGTTAGATTAATATTTTCTCCGTACAGACTACTTCCACTTTGAATTTGGCCGTCTTGGTCAAAGGTGCCAGTTGTCGCACCCAATAAGTTTGATAGAGTATTTTTTGCTTGATGCAGATTAAGAAGATAAGAATATTCTAAAGTTGCTTCTTCATAAGCAGCATAGATATTATTATCCGTTAACTCAATATCTAAGATATCCCCTCCTAATTTTTTATATGTATAGCTAACTTGTTCGGCGGCGCCCGAACAAAAATATTGAGAGAATAGAGGAGAAGTTGTAGAAGAATAAAGACCAAATGGCAAACTACTGTTATCTTCTATATTAACTGCTGAACTACCAGATGAAAGTATAACTGTGCTTGTTTGAGAGCGTGGATTTAAGGTGGGCACTGCCATTCATTTTGGTCTCCTCACTATAAATAGTCAAAAAGAATAGAAAAGGTGGAGAGGAATGATGTATTAGTTGTCTTTCTTCTTTTTCCAGAAAGGGGTCTTTTTAGCTTTTTTAGCTGTTTTTACAGTTTCTTTTACCACATCTGCCACTTCTTCTGCTGCTTTCTTTGCAGCTGCTACTTTTCGTGTTAGCCACAGTTTTTTCCATTTTTTACCCATGATAAGTCTCCTTTCTAATAATTAGTATCTTAAATTCAAAATCTCAAAAAATTGGGCGCGTAAAATTTTGTTATATTCACTTTTTGAAGCAAAAAAAGCCCCCACCCCTTAAGAGGTGAGGGCTAATACTAGATTAAAAATCTATTTTATGGTTTAACCGCCACTCTCACCAAGCAGTCCGCGAACTACGACTAAGCCGTACATATCGGGACGAACCATCTTCTTGGCATATCGAGTCATGACACCCTTGCGGGGCACGAAGTCTTCAATACCGAAGATCGTGGGAGTAACTTGCAATGGCACATAAGGAGCATATACATAGCCACTTTCAAGGAAGCTATTGCCCTTACGACCAACCAAAATAAGATTACGCGAGAAGTAAGGATCGACGTAAACATCAAATTTCTTACTAATGCTACCAACTTTTACTCCACCTGCAACACCTTTGTTGTCATCAGCAGTTATGCTGGCTCGGAAACCAGCTGTAAACTCCATAATGTTTGCAACTTCAGGAGAGGTAACAATAAAGTTAGCACCGCCACGCAGTGTCTTACGATGAATCTGAGCAGAAACATCATTGATTGTCTCAATGAGAGTCTCATACCACTCAGAAACGGTACCGGTGAAATCCGGAGCTTTTGCAGAAGCGCCGACTTCAACTCCAGTAGTTCGATTAACGAACAAGCCGGGGGAGCGGGACCAGTAATACGTGCTAGCTGTTGCGCCCTTAACGAGGTCTTCCAGGATCTCGCGGTCAATCTCAAGAGCAATTTGCTCAGAAAGAATTGACGTAAGCTCAACTTCGGCATCCAGATTATGGTAAGCATTAAGATCTTGACCAAGCTCTGGTGTCCATTTGGCTTTCAACTTCTTGGTAATCGCCGTAACGGATACTGAATCGACTTTAAGGTCAATCTCAGGAATAGCGCCCTCATTTTCAAGGCCCCATGCATCCTGACCTACAACTGCGCCAAGCGCATTAACATTGCCTGCCGCTGCGGTGCCGCCGAAATCGTCGGTGATAGGATAACTATATGAAACACCAGTTGTTCCCATATCAGTTGCAATTGTAGCTGGGGTTGCAGTAGTACTAAGGCCAACAACATAAACAACTTTTGATCGTCCTGAGTCTGGTCCACTAGTACCAGAAAACTGTGTCAAACGACGTGCTTGTTGTGTTGCGGCACTATATGTGCCGGGGTTGCTTCCGCGAGTGGTTACTACGCCCACCAAATCATCGAAATTAAATTGATCCAGATTACCGTTAGTGCCGGTAAGATTTAGCTCTGCAATACAAAATGAAGTACCTGTTCCGGCTGCGCCAGATACAAGTACTGGGTCCCAGCGAAGAACAGTATTGACTTGTGCTACTGTCAAAGTTGTCCCATCCGTACCCGGCATAACAGCTGTCCCATCGCCCCATGTACCCGAAGCTACAAGGTTATGATCGGCATCGGTCAATGATCCAGTCGGTGACGAATAACCATTGTTCAAGCTGTAAAAGCTCTTTTCAAGGTTGACACCGGTGAGATCTACACCACCAGTAATCTGCTGGCCTACAGCCCCTTGCCCATACAATGATGCATTGGCAACGCCGCTAAGACGGTCGGTTGTGTTCGCAGCAAATGTAA